GAAATTGGCCGTCAGGCTCTAGGCTCTATCATGCGAGCAATTGGTTTATCTCGTGTTGATGATACTGACCAACTTATTGGTGGCGCATTACAAATCAAACTTTCTATTCGTACTCAAGAAGGTTACGGCCCAACCAATGATGTTCGTGGCTACAAAGCACTAGAAGGTGCGGCAATGCCTAAAGTTGCTACAGCATCAGCACCAGCACAAGAAGAAGGTAAAACACCACCACCTTGGGCTAAGAAGTAATTAGGTTTTGGGGATGGTGGTATCGGTAACGACCACTAGCGGTGAGGCTAAGGGCATCCCCATCTTTTACGGAGGTTATATGACTAAAGACGAAGCATTAAAGATGGCGATTGAAGCGTTTGTAAGATGGGAAGATACATACAAAGCCGATTGCACAGAAGTTATCAACGCTTGCAAAGAAGCACTAGAACAACCCCTAACAAGGGATTGGAAACATACCATAGACGAACGCATTGCTAGGGATATTGAGTTTAAAGATGCGCTAGAACAACCAAGATGGCAAGGATTAACGGATGATGAAGATAATGCAATCATTAAAAAAATTTGGATATGGGGCAATGATTTCCCTTATGAAAAATACAGAATTGCTATTGAACAAGCATTAAAGGATAAAAACACATGAACGACAAATACTACAAAAAACTAGGCAGTAAAATTACTGAGTATGTTGAGCTTAAAAAGTTCACCACTACTGAGCTTGGTAAGATATTTGAGCAATACTACGAAATTTTTAAGAATGAAGAAATGCGCGATTTAAGAGAGGTTGCAAATAAAAAATGAGCTTACTACCAACTACAGTAAATTTAATTAATAAGTTCCATGAGGATAAAAAAGAAAATCCTCGGCCACATCTAGGATGCTCAGTGATTGGCCATAACTGTGAACGCTGGCTGTGGTTGTCGTTTCACTGGGCAGTCATACCAAAGTTTGAAGGCCGTATCCTGCGTTTGTTTAGACGTGGCCATAATGAAGAAGCCAATATACTGCGTGATTTGCGTAGCATCGGTGTAGATGTTCGAGCCACTCAGAACAAGGTTGACTTTGGAAAACACTTTGGTGGCTCTGTAGATGGAATTATTCATAGTGGCCTTCCTGAATCGCCAAACAAAGTTCACCTGGCTGAGTTCAAGACACATTCTAAGAAATCGTTTGATGACTTAGTTAAGAATGGCATGCAGAAATCTAAGCCAATGCACTATGCTCAGATGCAAGTTTACATGCTTGGCTTAAAACTAGACCGTGGCTTTTATTATGCCGTCTGTAAAGATAACGATGAGATTTACACCGAGCGCGTTAAGTTAGATAAAGAATTTGCAATTAAGATGGTAACTAAAGCGCATCGGATTACGATGGTTGAGGCACTACCCCCACCGTTAAGCACTGACCCAAGTTGGTACGAATGTAAGATGTGCGATGCCCATGATTTCTGTCACGGCTCAAAGGCCATTAAAGAATCTAACTGTCGCACCTGCGCTCACGTTACATCTAATGAGGACAGCACTTGGACATGTACTCGCTACGATGCCGTTATCCCATTGGATGCTCAATACAATGGCTGCGATGCGCATGTAATTCACCCTGACTTGGTGCCATATAAGTTTAAGCCAGGTAAAGATGAGTGGCATGCAATTTACATCATAAATAATAAAGAGGTTCTGAATGGTGCCGATGGGTTTAAGTCTAGCGAGATATTAGCCAACCCATCAGAGTGTGCCAATCCGTCAGACTTTACTAAAGAACTTAGAGAAACTATGGGGGCTAAGATTATATGAACTATTTAAGCGTATGTAGTGGAATAGAAGCAGCAACAACTGCTTGGCATGATATGGGATGGAAACCTGTTGGGTTTTCAGAGATTGAGAAGTTTCCTAGTCAAGTCTTAGCACATCATTATCCAAATGTTACTAATTTCGGTGACATGACAAAATTTAAGGAGTGGAATATAAATGAACCAGTCAACATTCTTGTGGGAGGAACCCCATGTCAATCTTTCTCAGTCGCAGGACTTAGAAAAGGACTTCAAGACCCTCGTGGAAACTTGGCACTCGTCTATCTTGGAATTGCTGACCATTTTAAGCCAAAATGGATTGTGTGGGAAAACGTGCCAGGTGTCCTCAGTTCAAATGGTGGAAGGGACTTTGGTTCCTTCCTCGGGGCGTTGGCTGAACTCGGGTATGGGTTCGCCTACAGAGTGCTTGACGCTCAACACTTCGGAGTCCCACAAAGACGCAAACGTGTCTTTGTTGTCGGATGTCTTGGAGATTGGCGAAGTGCTGCCTCAGTATTATTTGAGCGCGAAAGCATGTCAGGGAATAATTCGCAGAGCAGAAAGTCGAGGAAAATCGCTACCGCCCCAATTGGAGGAGGCGTTGCGTATGGTGGCGCAGACCCAGAGTGTTCAGATACCGTAACTAGCAAATGGGCTAAGGGTAGCGGTGGCCCATCAGGTAATGAGTGTGGATTGTTTGTTGCAACAATGTCATTTAATGTTAATGCTAGACCTGATGAAATGAGATTTGAAAATAATTTATCAGGGACTTTAACTTGCAATCAAAGAAGTGGAGTTACAGTTTATGAAACACATCCTGCTGATAGCAGGGTAAAAGAGATGGGAGATACCTGTCAAACTGTAACTAGACGTTGGGGAACTGGTGGTGGCAATGTTCCTATTGCACATACATTTAAAATAAGAGGTGGCTGTGAGGGTGGTGGCAAAGGTTATCTTGGTCAAGATGAAAAGGCGTTTACATTATCAACAACCCAAGACCAACAATTATTTAATGAAATGAGAGTGCGTAGATTAACTCCGCTTGAATGTGAGCGTCTGCAAGGATTTCCTGATAACTATACCAATATATTTGACAAAACACCTGATGGAAATAGATACAAAGCATTAGGTAACTCAATGGCGGTTCCTGTTATGAGATGGATTGGTCAAAGAATAAATGAGGTGGAAAATGCTTCGTGAATACCAACAACGCTCAATAGATGAACTCTATGCTTGGCTATCCAATAATAAAGGCCACCCATGCTTAGTGTTGCCTACAGGCTCAGGTAAGAGCCACATTGTTGCTGCGCTGTGTAAGGATGCAGTACAGAACTGGCCTGAAACTCGTGTGTTAATGCTCACTCACGTTAAGGAGCTGATTGAGCAGAACGCTGAGAAGATGCGCCTACACTGGCCCAATGCACCGATGGGCATATACTCAGCCAGTATTGGCAAGCGTGAACTTGGTGAGGCCATCACATTTGCTGGAATCCAGTCTGTGCGTAATCGATCACAGGAGATTGGCCACGTTGACTTGATTCTCATTGATGAATGTCACCTTGTGTCACATAAAGATGAGGGCGGCTACCGCACATTGATTAAAGAGTTGATTGAAATCAATCCTATGCTGCGCGTCATTGGTCTGTCTGCTACACCGTATCGATTGGGCCATGGCTTAATTACGGACAAGCCAGCATTGTTTGACGCACTAATTAAGCCTGTCGATATTGAGGAGTTGATATATAAGAAATACCTTGCTCGCTTAAACTCAAAAGTAACTGATAAAAAGTTATCCACAGATGGTGTACACAAACGTGGCGGTGAGTATATTGAATCTGAACTACAGGCGGCTGTGGATAACGATTCCAATAACTATGCTGTGGTTGATGAGGTTATAGCCAGGGCAGGTGACAGGAAGGCATGGTTATTCTTCTGTGCTGGTGTTGAGCATGCTTACCATGTGAAAGATGTGTTGCTCAAAAGAAATATTACGGCAGAATGTATTACAGGTAATACAAGTAATACAGAACGCAAGCGCATCTTAGATGAGTATAAGGCTGGAAAGATACAGGCGCTCACTAACTGTGACGTGCTAACAACTGGGTTTGATTATCCTGACATTGACCTGATTGCCATGCTTAGACCAACCCTATCGGCAAGTCTTTATGTGCAGATGGCAGGGCGTGGCTTACGACCAAAGAGTCACACGGATCATTGCCTGGTGTTAGACTTTGCTGGTGTTGTTCAGACACACGGCCCAATCACCAACGTGAACATAGAGGATAAGTCTAAGAAGCATGGGGAAGGCTCAGGAGAAGCGCCAGTTAAGATGTGTGAGCATTGCCATGAGATTGTACATATAAGCGTTCCAGTGTGTCCTGGGTGCGGCAATGAGTTTCCTAAAGAAGAAAAAGAGCCATTGAAGCTCCGTAATGATGACATTATGGGAGAAGGAGGTACCGAGTTTGATGTCAATTATTGGGAGTGGTCAAAGCATGTGAGCAAGACGAGTGGGATAGACATGCTGAAGGTGACGTACTATGGTGGTTTATCTGATAAGCCAGTGACAGAATACTTATGCGTAAAGCATGAGGGCTGGGCAGGTCAGAAGGCGCTGCAAACGCTTGTTATGCTTGCTAAGAAGTCTGACGCATACCTTGTCCCACATAGCACATTGCAGGATATATGCGATGCGATGAACGAATCAAACTGCCCACAGGTTATTGAGTTTAAGCAAGATGGTAAATACGCAAGAGTAATTGACAGGAGATTTTAATGGTAGCTGAAAAGGTTAAGTCAGAGCATTTGGAGCAGGTTGAGTTTATACAATGGATGAGGCGTAGTCACCCACAGCATCGAGT